GGATATTCGTGGATCTGCGTTGAGATTAGCCGTGATGTCGGCCACTATGGCATCTTTGAGCTCTTCTGTGAACGGTTCGAATATGGCGTCATATATGATGGTGCCGAACTCCGGATTCTCCACCCTCTCGCCCTTACGCACACTGAGCCTGTTGATCATGTCCTGCTTGGCCACCTCGAAGTCGTAGAGCTTGAAGTTACGCTTGTCCGCACGCGAACTGAAACCCTTGAATGTAATAGACTTATTTGATAAGTCACCCGAACCTGATCCTGAATCTCCGTATGCCATATGCTTTATTTACTCTATGCTATGTCTTCCTTATCCCTGCCCTTTGATGCTGTTCTATCATAAGGCTCGTGCGTGACAAATGCTCCTGTTACTCTGTTTGTTTTACTATCCATTACAGTAGTTTTTACTTTTGTTTTTTCGAAGTTAACTTTTCCAAGTTTTATTGGTTGTTGGGCAACTATATCAGATACCTTTATTGGAGTTAAATCAATCTTTGTATTGGATGGTTTCAACCAACCCGGTCCCCAAATTGACTTGGCACCAACAGAATTAAAATGCACTTGTGATCCTGCCAAATCAATCCTACCACTTGCACCGTGCAATTGTGTGCCTTTGGTAAATGAAGTAATGCCGTCCCTGGCAAAGTGTCTCACGCTACCACTTTGTGATGAACTTAATATCCCTGAGTCACCCATCACATAAACATATTTCTCGGCGTTTAGCACTACATTTTCTTCCGCGGTAAAATTAATTTTTTCCTTTGCATGGAAATTTATATTTTTATCCGAGTGTAAATTGAAATCTCCCTCAGATCTGATGGCTATTCCTCTGTCTGAATAGATGTTGATCTTTCCATTTTTTTCCATTTCTATAAACGCTTTTCCTGAACCGTTGGCCAGGTATACAACGCCTTCGGTGTCGTGCATCAGTAACTGATGACCAGACGCTGTTCTTAATCTTGTAAGTTGGTTAGAACCGTCCGCGGCACCGTCATCCATTACGAAACTGTGTCCGGAGTCTCTATCAACTTTGACAGGGGCGCCATCTAGACCAATACGTGGTTCTGATGAGTTTTCACTGATCCTACCAGGAGTGCTAATTCCAAACACAGCACTAGGTGATTCTCTACGTGCTGAACTTGTTGTGGTTCCCCTTATCGTATCTGTAACCAATCCTTGCATGACCAACTGATCCGCCAATCTTTTATTAATGGGAAATTTTTGTTGTTCCAACTGCACAGGCAAATCTGTAAACTTACGATTTTTTTCTCCGGCCGGCAATTGATCAGTGCCATACACATCTTTTTTGCTTTGCGAGAAATCACCTCCCGAAGCTGGCATGGCCGTTTGTGTGGTTGATCCGTGTCCTGGTATCTGTTGATTGGTCAAAGGTTCCTGCACACACCCCATCCAGAATGCTGTAGGCCGTCCGGCGTCTCCTTTGGCAAAGATCACCAACACCGAAGTGTCTATGTCAGGTGGGATCGCCCACATGCCGTAACTAGACTGACTGGATTTATAGCCATATGGATCCTGTGCGTTCACACCTGCTAATGATTTCACACCGTAGAACGGTGAAAGATACTGACACCATGTGATCTGATTGGCAGTTGGATTTTTTGTGAGTGTTAATGCAGGTATGTTCACCCCCAGTCTGCCCATCCTCTGAGGATCGATGGTATACTTAACCGTGGCCACGTACGGACCACTGTTGCTGTCTATGTACTTCTCGTTGAAGTCTTTCTGGTTGTCCTGTGAATCTGTGAATCCCCTTTGATCTGCGTATGACATGTACTACTTCAAGAACCCTTTCAGTTCGTCAACTAATTGTTTGGCGTTTAATGCTTTGCTTTTGATATCCGACACAGTCTTTTCTCCATCGTTTTTCTTGTCAATATACTTACTTTTCAGTGCAGAAGACGAGATTACATTTGGTGCGGTGCCTTCTCCCTGCTGGTTGTTCATCCTCACACAGGTCAGCGTCTGCAGAAACTGTCCTTGGTCGAATTTGGAATCCACCTTGACCACCTGATACACCCCATTGAAGAAAAGGTTCTCGTCCCTTACCCTGTCTGTGCCAGAAAACATTGTGCCTTTTTTATCATTTACATCAGCAGGCAATCTGTATCTGAGATTGATCAAAGTCATGTATTGGTCAGCGTTGAAACTACCAAATTGATTCTCGTCAAAGTCAGAATCTATTTTAATCACCTGGTCTGTCTTCTGACCATTTATCCTCTTTAAGCAAGACAACACGTCTTGGCAAATGAACTGGGGATCTCCCAATATGTCAAGTTCTATTTTCATCATGTCCGCTTCTGGATTTGTAAGATAGTCAAAGAACTCTTGGCCTTTGTGGCCGTCTGCTCTGAAATTTTCGACTGTGGATCGACCCTTGATGTTTGTTGGGTAAGTTCTTAGTGGCAAGAGTGGTTCCGGATAATCTTCCTGCCCAAACACTAGGTTACTTAGGTTAGATACAACTTTTTTAATTCCTGTTTCGTTTTCTGACTTGTCGTCGCCCCGGACATTTCTCATGTAGTAGGCACTTTTGTAGTTGATACGTAGTCCTTGCACATCAACATTATCACCAGTGTAGATGTAGTTGTAATTTTTCCTGACTAATTTGTCCCAACGCACATTACCAATGCTAAGGCCAGCAGAAAGCAACTTCAACACATGCACCTTGTAAGGTATGGCCTTGTACACTATCTCCTTGGGGTGCATCTTGGTCACTGAGTCAAGTTTTGACGTGTCCGTGAACACTGTGCTCTTTATTTTGAACCAGGGAACATACTGGTACTTCAGGAAAATTTGTTGTAGTTCATTTTCTTTTTCTTTGCTGGTCAAAAGTCTGTTTATAAAACGTGTTCTGTCTTCCTCGTTCTGTGGAAGTTTGTAGCCGGCCATGGTCAGATAGGCTCTCCAAAAATCCTGAGCAATGTCAAAGAAACCAGGATGGTTTCTCACCCAATCCTCAAACGCTTTCACTATAGTGGTACCGGAGTCCGCTGTCTGTGTCTGCTCTGCTTTGGCGGCACCCTCATTGTAACCATCTGTGCCTATCTGCTCCTCGCCCGAGGTGTCTGCCACTGTTTTACCAGCGTAGATTGAATCCAGAGTGAAAGCATAGTCATACAGATCTTTTGAAAGAAGTTTGTCGTCTATTTCTAACCTGTACTTGTCAGAAAATTCCCGGACCTTTTCAGCCTTTTCCTGTTCCATTTGCGCATCGAGGGCCTGTTCAAATATATCCTTCCAACCCTTTATCTTCCCAACAGTGTAGAAATTACTTGCCGTAAGATCCACCCTTGTACGTAGTACCTTAAACCTGTCATCAAAACCAACATCACTGTAGGGAACTGCTACGATGCTGTATCTGGCACCACCTTCGTTTACATCAAAATCTACCTTGGCTATTAAGATTGGAATCTTCCTTGTTTCCGACATGCCGCTCATAAGGGCTTTGCCGTTCTCATCAAAACCCTTGAACTCTATGGTAAGCAATAATGGAGCGTCTTGATAGTCCAAGAATCCGGAGTTGAAAGTTGCGGCCCTAATCTTTTCTATCAAGGTTATACCGTACGGCTCATGAATCTCAAACTCCATCTTGGTGAAGTTAGCCAGGCTCCTGTCTGTGTTGGGTGCTATGGTTGAAAGGATATTCACATTTTCAATGAAGACGTCATGATTCCTTTCAAGCACTGATATGCTTTCCTCATACCTACCTTTTTGCTCTCTAAATTTTTGCAATAGTTTGGCTCCACCTGCAGGCCCTTTCCCTTTCTCAAGCTCTATTTCCGATCTCCTATAAGCACTACGGATACCGTCGGGCCCAATGCCTCCGGTCCTTGCAATGACATCATGCAATGGTCTTGTCAGATATGCACCCTCACGAAATTCTTGTTCTGTAATTCCGGACAGAGTAAATAGTGCATTGTAAGACGCATATTTGTGTAACGGGTTTGGCAATTCGAAGGAATTTGTACCCTTCATGATATACGCTTCTCTTGCCGTATTTCCTACCATGTTATATTCCTAGGTCTGAGTTGACGTTGCTGGGTTTAGGCAACTGTATGGTCACTCCTGGTTGGAAATCGTATATGGGATCTTCTAATTGGTCTGGATTACGCTGTGCGAACACCCACCAAAGTCTTGCCT